ATAAGATCAATAACTTCACTTTGCATTTCAAAAAGAACTTTGTGATTAATAGACATCTTGATCATTCTTGCTTCAAAGATGAGTTTTTCGGCAGTTTTCTTGTCAAGATCTTTTGACTCAAGAATAGTCTTGTATGCTTCAAGATCCTTTGCAAGAAGAGTTCTTCCTTTGAAGTTCTCTCTAATAATCTTAACAATCTTCTTTTGCTTTGGCTTATCTTGAGCGACAACAGCTTTTGTCAACTCTCGAATCAAAGCTTCAAAGATAAAAGCAGTATTACGCTTTTTATTGTGCTTCATTTTCATTTATTTCAGTCTCCGATTTTTCTAGATCAGCAATCAAGTCTCGAATTTCAGTCGATACTTCAAATAGTAGCTTTTCATCGCTGTCGTAAGTAGTTTGTTGTGATTCGTAAATTCCACGAGATAGTTGTTTCATATCCGAATATCCTGAAACAATATCTTTTGGTTTTGGAATCGCAATGTTTGTGTAATTCTGAATTCTGCCGTTTCTACCATCTCCGCCTCGCTTAGTAGTAGAAACATACTTTTTGCCTTTTGCTCGCTTACCCTGAGAGTTTTTGGTTGTTTTACGATCCCTATCGTCTCTCTTCGCGGGAGCGGCGAGAAGTGGACCTTCTTCTTCTCCACCTTCTTCTCCTCCAAGATCCAAGTCTCCAGCGCCTTCCCCGCCAGCTTCTTCCCCTCCAAGATCCAAGTCTCCAGCGCCTTCATCACCTAATCCCTCGGCTCCACCAAGGTCTTCTTCTCCAAGATCTGTACCGATAGCTTCATTGAATTCAGCAGTTGCTGCTTCCGCTACTGCGCCAAGCTCTGCCTCAAACCTACGATCATGGAACATCTCTCTTTGATTTCGAACAAACTCTTCCTCTGAAAGATTAAAGATGTTCTTAGAAATCCAACGACGAGAGAAGAAGTTCTCTGTTGCGCCACCTGCGATTTCAAACTTGGTTTTCCACTCTTCAAGATCTTGAAGTTCGGCAATCTTCGAAGGATTATTAAGGCGAAGCTTGAAGCTGACCAAATCATCACCTCTAAATCCAAGAGTATAAAGGTGAACAATACCAATCTTTTCCATTTCCGCAATGACTGATCTCTGAAGCCTTTGGATTGTTCTTGCGAAACGAACGTCTTTTTGAGCCAAAGTTGTTTTATCTTCTTGTGCCTCGGAATCACTCGACAAATAAGCAGACGGAATCTTCAAAGCCGAGAACATCTTGTCTCTGAGATACTTAACATCATCGATATCGCCAGTAAACTGACCACCAGCAAGCGTATCGATTCTTGAAGATTCTCCGCCTCGAACTGGAATGAAATAATCTTCTTCAACATTTAGCGGGTTATATCGAAGATCGACGCGACCTGTGCTGGCATCAACAACTTGATTACGCTTCATAGATGTGATTGTTTTTTGAACAAACTGCTCAACGTCCTGCGGCGCGATAGATCCAACGTCAATATAAAAGACTCGCCTTTCAGAAGAACGAACAATACGATAAGCCATCATTGCGTCTTCCATAAGAACTAACTGTCTCCAAATTCTACGAGCAGGGTCGAGAACCGAGGATCCGTATGGGGCATACTTGTCGTTTCCGAGAATTCTAAAATGTGCAATTTGCCAGTTTTCAAAAGTCATTCCAGCAGAGTTCCACTGATACTGGACATAATTTGGATTTGTGGGATCTTCTCCTTCAAGTCTTTCAACTTCTCTGAGAGGAATAGGGATAACAGACTTAACACCGATTCTATCATCAATATCCAAATAAAGAACGAAATCTCCGTTCTTGCACATCGAACGACACCAACCAAAAAGATTGTGCTCAACATTAAGAACATTCATATAGAGCGAATGAAGGACTGCCCTAATCTCTTCGTTTGGACAATCAATACGAAGCATAGGGCTCAAGGAAGAATGGGTTGTCATTTCGTCTGCATAAATATCAAGAGCAGAAGCAATCTCTGGCATATATTCCATTTGGTCATAATCAATATATCTTTCAGATCTATTCTGATTAGACATAATCTTGCTCTGCATAACATCAAATGGGCTGTATGCAGCTTTCTTAAATTGTTGCCCAGAAGCAGATCTAAACTGAGTAGCGTATTTATCCAGTTCTACTCTCTTGATTCTCCTGTTTGTTTGGGTTCTCCAGTTTGTAATTGGTCCGGAGAAAAGTCTCGTCAAACGACGAAACAACTCAGACTGAGGATTATTTGGATTATTCTTATTGTCTGCCATTATTTATCCTTTGATTAACCAAGAGTATTGTTTGTATTGCTCTTGTTGTTTAAACATTTTATCTTCTAATGCTTCGCTTTTTTTATACCCTTGTTGTCCGGGTATCGTAGTATTAATCTTTGTATTCACTTTTACCATAGATGTCAAGCAAGCTTTCTTATATTCTTGTTCCCTAGAATTTACAGTGAGTGCCGTATCTCTGACCCAACATCCGATGGCTAGAGCCATGATCAGGTCATCGTTATAGCCCCTCATTGATTGAGGCTTGCCGTTTTTCCAAATGAAAGTTCTCAGTTCGTTAGTAAAACGCACAGAGTTTATTTTAATTAGTTTGTTTCTGATGAATTCTTCTAGTTTTGCGACAATCAATGGTCTTGTCTTTGACGAGGTTGTGAACCCAGGGACAGCACCAGAATGATTTTCGCCTTGATGACTTTCAACAAACTCGTGAGTTGACTTGATGGAATAATAAATGTTTGGATATCCAAGGTCTGTCAATTTCTCCAAAACTGAAATACCGATACCCACATTCTCAACAACAAGAAGACAATTTCCATATTCTTTTCCAGTTGAGTTAAGAATGTCAGCGTATAAATCCAGGCTTGGTTTACCTTGATATTCGGCAACCACTTCCATGGTTTCTAGTTTTATAACATGGAAAACAGAAAAGTCTGCACCGTCACCTCGCGCCACGTCAGCAACAAGTAAGTAAGTGTTCTCATTATTGTATTGCTCCCAAATCCAAAGGTTTCTATCAAATCCAGTTCTATATTTTGGTTCTGATACTTGCTGTTCAAGATAAGTGATATCTTCTGGGTGGATAACACTATCACCGGAAGTATTGAAGTTGCATTCAAGCTCTTGGGCGATTTCCCTTCGAGACATGTTTCTGGTTTCTCGTTCGAACCATTCTTGATCTCGTTCTGGGTGAATGTTCCACGGGAGGATTACCGGATGGAAATCATTTGCTGACTCCTCTGCTTCAACATAAGTTTTGTGAAACCAGTTACCAACACCGTTTGGTGTGCTCAGAGCAATACAACGACCACCGGTAGAAATTGTAGGATAAAGACCGGCCCACAACTCTTCAAGGTTGTCAATGTGGGCAGCCTCGTCAAGCACCAGGAGGGAAAGGGCTTCAGAACGTCCAGCGTCCCCTGAAGTGCTCGCAGCCTTGATTTGAGAGCCGTTTGAGAGTTCAAACGAGGCACGGTTGTCAATTGATATCTCGGCTAATACGAGCCATTCTGGAAGGTTTTTCATAATAGCCTTAACCTTCTTGACCAAGTTTGCTGCTGTCGCGAACTTTGTAGCCATAACCAAGATATTCTTATCTCGATAGAAAAGCATCAGCCAAACAATATAGGCTGCGGCGATTGTAGAAATACCAAGCTGACGAGCTTTTAGGATAACTGTAAATCGATAATCGTTGAAATCTTGCAGCAAGTCCGCTTGATACGGATAGGTCTTAAAGGGAATTAGTCCCTTAATAGGATGCGAAATTCTCGCATAATTGTTTGTAAAGTAAACCGGATCTTTACCGCATTTGACGATTTCTTTTACTATCTCTTTTTTGGATAGCTTATAAGACATTCTTCCTTCTTATTCGAATGAGCCCTCTTTCAAGAACTTCTGAAATTTAACATCCATTGGATTAGTAACTGCTTCTCCAAGTGTGTCGACTTGTGTCAACTGGGCAACCTTGAAAAGTCTGTGAGCCATAACGAATGTTCTAACACGACTTGTGTTCTGAACGATACAAGTGCATTCACCTTCTGGTGTGAGGGTGAGGGCGCTGCCTGTGATTGCTCTGTATTCTTTTGTGAGGAAGTTTGCGATTTGTTGAAGCTTTAGCTCGCATTCTTCTTCAAACTTTCCTGCGTAAACATCCTTGAGGCGAACGTTTGCTTCGTAGTTGATCTGAAGCATGTTGCCGATA